TGCACCATCATTGAATGAAGCAATGAACTTATTGTCTGATGAACTCAATGCAAGAGAAGTACCGCAAGCACCTAAGTGCCAGCATGATTTTATGGTGCATAAGACTGGAGTTTCATCAAAGACTGGCAAGCCCTACGAAGGCTATACCTGCCCTTCTAAGAATCGGGCAGAACAATGCCCGCCGATCTGGTTATAACTAATGGCTTCCCAGCATCGTAAGCACAGGGGTTACCGCACTCAGAAAATCGTCGCTGAGTACCTATCAAAGTGGTTTCCCTATGCAGATAGTGCTGGGGCAGGTCGGCAAGGTAGCGATGTAACTGGTGTCCCGTTCGACATCGAAGTTAAAGCGCGTGCCGCCTTCCAACCGAAGGAGTGGCTGGATCAGACGCGAAAGCGGGCAGATGGGAAGCTGTCAGTTGTCGTAATGAGATTCAATGGGCAGGGCGAAGATGCGGCCGAATACGGCGCAATGCTTCGATTCTCTGATCTGGTTCAGCTACTCAATAAAGTCGATTACTCAGAATGGTTTCAAGAGCCAAGCCGATGCAAAGGCTGTGGCACCTGGCTAATTAATGCCGATTACTGTACGAAGTGTAAGGATCACAATGCCAATATATGTTTATGAATGCTTGTTATGCGGAATCGTTGAAGAACTTGATCACCCGATGAGTGCTGTTGGAGATCCGGTGCTTCATTGTGCTACGCCAATGAATCGACAATTTGTGCCAACACCTGCAATCTTTAAAGGTGGCGGCTGGGGAAAGGACAAGAAATGAAAACAGTATTACAAGATCTAAGAGAAGTATTAGCAGCTGAAGTTACACGCCATTATCTGCCTATCTGTGTGTGTGCTCGATGTGGCAATCAGGCAGAAGGTGCATTGATCAATCGCATCATCGAGTTTATCAGAACAGGAGAACCTAACTAATGCCAGTTCATTACAACATGGTTGGATCAACAACTACTTATTACAGCTGCTGTCAAGAAGTGCAATTTGAATATCAATGCCGATACTGTCATGAACCAATGGGTTGCTATTACTGCTCATTTAACATGGATGATAAACATGATTGCATGCAAGATTAAACACGCACTCTGACCAGCACTTATAGAAAGGTAATCAAATGGATTTGACACGACTGCTACGCTATAACTCGCTAGCGAGCGCCTGTGGGCGATTGCTCGCGACCGCGTGTTTAGCTGTTGGGGCAGGCCTATTCATAAATGAATCGACTCCCACAGAAGCAGTAGCAAAAGAAGTTAAACCTTTAACTATTAAAGAATATATTCAAAGCCAGTTAACATTTAACACTTACCAATGCTTAGATACTCTTGCTACTAAAGAGAGTAACTGGAACTTCAAGGCTAAGAATGGTAGCCATCATGGATTCATGCAGGGTAGATCTAAGTGGTTAGCAACTGCTAATGAAGAGCAGCAGTATGACTGGTCTAGTCGGTATGTGATCAATCGTTATGGTGTTACAGAGTATGATGAGCCTGACTTCTGTGCAGCATTAGACCATTGGAAAAAACACTCATGGCATTAGAAGAAGATACTATTAAGTGTTCTAGATGTGAGGAAGATACACCAGAGTCAGAACTTATAGAAGTATATGCATGGTGGTTATGTGGGCTCTGTTATGATGATGTCTAATGAGTATTGACAAGCTAAACACTAGACGCTATAGAGGGCAGCGTGATCGTGTGTTCTCACGCGATGGCAGGATATGTCAGATCTGTGGCACAGATGAAGGTGAGATGCACATCGATCACATCATCCCAAGAAAGTCCGGGGGAACTCATGACCTCGATAATCTAAGAGTCTTGTGCAAGAGCTGCAACCTACGCAAAGGTGCGCTCAATGATGGGGTTTTTTTAGGTCGTACGGCTACCCCCCCTGTCTTTTCAGCCTGTATATACCCGATGCAGTCCGAGCCGATGCCGGACAGTCCTTTTAAGATCCGACCTAATACGAATCAATGACAACTAAGCCCAAAGCGATCAAAGCCCTACGAGGGGCAACTCAACCAAGGGTTCACAGCCCACTTCTAAAGGGCAAGTCCAGAGCTAGTGAAGTTATTGAGATGGTCGAAAGACTTAAGATGGATAAACTCATGCCTTATCAGGAGTTCATCCTTAAACAGATGATGATGGTTGATAAGAAAGATCAGTATCGAGTCAAGACCGCACTTTTGTTAATTTCACGCCAGAATGGAAAGTCACACCTTGGCAGAGTGCGCGTAATCTGGGGAATGTTCTATGGTGGGGAAAAAAAGCACATAATCATGTCCTCAAACCGAGCAACGGCTTTAATGACCTTTCGAGAGATTGCCTGGATCATTGAATCGACTCCAGAGCTCAAGGCCATGACTAAAGCTGTGCGATATGCCAATGGTGGCGAGCGAATAGAGCTTCTTAATGGTGCAACCCTTGATCTAGTGTCAGATACTCGAGATTCAGCTCGTGGACGCACAGCTGACTTCTTATGGATCGATGAAGTGCGTGAAATCTCTGAAGATGGCTATAAGGCTGCAATTCCAGTGACTCGCGCCCGTTCTAACGCCCAGACATTTTTGACATCGAATGCTGGTGATGCTTTTAGCACTGTGCTCAATTCCCTGGTCGAGCGTGCCAAAGATTACCCACCTGAAACATTCGGCTACTACGAATACTCAGCGCCACAGTATTGCAAGATTGATATTTCAAGCGAAGCTTTCTGGCGAGAAGCGGTAGTGCCTAGTAACCCTGCTCTTGGCTGGACAGTCACCAAAGAGTCGATTGAAGAAGCCATTGCAACCGCACCTATTGAAACAACTAGAACTGAAACCCTTTGCCAATGGATTGACAGCCTTCAGTCACCTTGGCCTCATGGCGTATTGGAAGAAACATCAGACAGCACTTTAATCATCGCACCTGGCGCTTATTCAGTTTTTGCCTTTGATGTAAGTCCGAGTAGAAGAAATGCCTCGCTTATTTGTGGCCAGATATTGCCTGACGGCCGAATTGGTATTGGAATTATGGAAACTTGGAGTTCTCAGGTTGCAGTTGATGATTTGAAGATTGCTGTAGCTATTAAAGCCTGGTCTGATCTCTATCGGCCTCGGTTAGTCTGTTATGACAAGTATGCAACTCAATCAATAGCCGATAGATTGAAACAAGCTGGAGTAATGACTGAAGATGTATCTGGCCAGCAGTTCTATCAGGCGTGCGGCGATCTCTTAACTGGATTGGTGACAAATAAGGTTGTTCATAATGGGCAAGCGGATCTAATTCAACAATTTAACAACTGTGCAGCTAAAGTCAATGATTCAGCCTGGAGAATTATTAAGCGTAAGTCAGCAGGAGATATTTCAGCCATTATTGGAGTTGCCATGGCTGTAAGCAAGCTAATGCTGCCAGCACCAAAACCTCAAATCGTAACTTGACATATACTAGCAATTTGTCTAGGTTGTGCTATCATTTAGGTTATGGGTATATTTTCGCGTGCAGTGTCAAAGCCAACTAAGCCGACTGTTCAAGCGCAATATGCCCCACAAAACTTAAACGATCCATACACTTACAGCTACTTCACATCGATTGATCGATCACAAGCTTTAGGTGTGCCTGCAGTTGTTAGATCAAGAAACCTAATTACAGGCACAATAGCCGCAATGCCGTTGGAGTTATACCGCAAATCAACTGGCGAAGAATTAGGCAAGCCAGTTTGGTTAGATCAACCTTGTTTTAATCAACCTCGATCAGTTACGATCGCGTACACGGTAGATAACCTCTTATTTTTTGGGGTCAGTTACTGGATGGTTACCGAGCGTTATCAAGAGGATGGTCGCCCAGCTCGATTCGAATGGTTAGCACATCATCGCGTTACTCCACAATATAACAAAGATGCTACAGAAATTGAATCATATCTAGTTGATGGCAATCCAGTATCAAATGAAAACATCGTTACATTCCAAGGATTATCCGATGGTATTTTAACTATGGGCGGCCGAGTTTTGAAAGCTGCACTTGATTTAGAAAATGCATCTGCCGTTGCTGCGAGCACAAATATGCCTAGCGGTTGGATCAAGAATACCGGTGCCGACCTTGATCCTAAAGAAGTTCAAGGATTGCTTTCAGCATGGAAACAAGCAAGAGCATCTCGCAGCACTGCTTATCTAACTTCAACTTTAGAATATCAAACCGCATCATTCTCACCTAAAGACATGATGTATAACGAAGCGAAGCAGGATTATGCGACTCAAATTGCTCGTCTTTGCAATGTTGATGCTTTTTATCTTTCTGCAGATGCCAACAATTCAATGACTTATTCCAACTTACTTGATTCGCGTAAGCAGTTTGTATCTTTAACTTTACAACCATTTATCACAGCAATTGAAGATCGCTTGTCAATGAATGACATTACTGCTAATGGCAACGAAGTACGCTTTGATCTTGATAAGTCTTTCTTGCGAGCTAATCCTATGGATGATCTCCTGGTAATTGAAAAGATGTTAAGCCTTGGTCTGATCACAGTTGAACAGGCTATGGAAATGACAGATGTAACCCCTAACGGAAGCAATGGTATGTAATGGAAAACAAAATCCTTACCTTCAGTGCTGAACTAACTGCCAATATCGAAGAACGCACTATCTCTGGCAAAATTGTGCCAGTTGGTACAGGCGAAATCGGCAATACTTCAGCAGGTCGCGTGGTCTTTGAAAAAGGATCGATTGCGATCCCAGAAGATCCAAAGACAATTAAACTATTAAACCAACACGACATGAAGCAACCATTAGGTAAGGCTTCAATGTTTATTGAACAAGAAGATCATATTTTTGCTAGCTTTAAAATCAGTCGCAGCAACAGAGGTTCTGAAGCATTAATCCTTGCAGAAGAAGGATTGCAATCAGGTTTGTCAGTTGGCGTTGAAGTTATTAAAGCAAAAAATAAAGGTGGCGTGATGTATGTATCCGCTGCTAAGTTGTTCGAAGTTTCATTGGTAACTGAACCGGCATTTAAGTCGGCACAAGTTATTGATGTAGCGGCCGAGGAAACTCCAGAAGCCGAAGAAGTAACACTACCAACAGAAAGCGAGCCAGTCGTGGAGAATACTCCAGATACAGCAGCTCCAGCAGTAGAGGCATCAGCTGTCGAGGCAGCTCGTCCAACTGTTACAGCTGTAGCTTATACAACTCCTCGCATCAAGCCACTCACCGCTGGTGAATATCTTGAAGCGAACATCAAAGCCGCAATGGGCGATGATGAAGCTCGTCAGACAGTTCGCGCTGCTGATGACACATCAACAAACACAGGTCTTACACTTGCACCTCATCTAAATGAGTTCGCAACAAACACAATCTCAGGCCGTCCAGCAGTGGATTCAATTTCATCTGGCGTTCTTCCAGCTTCAGGTATGTCATTCACATTGCCTAAGCTTTCAACAGCACCAACAGTGACACTAGAAGCCGAAAACGGCGCACTTGGTGGAACCGAGATGGCAAGCACATATTTAACAGTTGATGTTAAAAAAGCGGCTGGCATTCAAACCATCAGTTGGGAGCTTCTCGACAGAAGTTCACCTGCATTCTACGATCAACTAATTCGTGAACTTAACGATGCTTATGCTAAATACACTGATCAAGCAGTAGTAGCAGCATTCACTGCATCAGGTACAGCAGCATCAACACAAGCTGCAACAATCGCTGGTCTAAAGGCTTACATCGCCAAGGAAACTCCAGCAGCTTATGCAGCATCAGGCAAGTTTGCTAAGAACCTTGTTGTTAACACAGCATGGTGGGAACAGATCATGGCTGCTGAAGATACAACTTATCGCCCTCTATTTAATGCTGCGCAACCAAGCAATGCCTCAGGCGTTGTTTCAGGTCAAAGCATTGTTGGTAACGTTCTAGGTTTGGCTCTAGCAGTAGATCCACACATGACAGTTACAACTCTAATCGATGAGTCAGCATTCATCATCTCACCAGATGCATTCCGATTCTACGAGGCTCCAAAGACAACCCTTCAGGTTCAGGCTTTGGCTAACGGACAGCTACAAGTTGCTGTTTATGGATACTACGCAATTGCCCCAATCTGGGGTGGCGGAGTTCGTCGCTTTAACCTTACTTAATAGTAAGTAGTTACTAAGTCGCTGAGAGGGGGCATAGCCCTTGCCCCCTCTTAGTCTTTAGAAAGGAATTGGAATGTCATTGTGTACAGTAGCTGAATTGAAGAGTGTTCTCGGCGTTGGCTCGTTGTATGCAGATGCAACAATTCAAGAAGTGTGTGACGCAAGTGATGCCGTCCTACTTCCAATGCTTTGGGCTAATACTCAATACCCTGTAGCTCATGGCAACACTGGCACTACTGGCACTCTTTTCTTTGATGTGCCTGTTGATTTTTATGTTGGTCAATCAGTGACTATTGCTAATTGTGGAACTAAATACAATGGCACTAAAACCATAACGGCTGTTACAGCTTATTCATTTTCAGTAACAACAACTCACACTTCAGACACAGTGCGTCACCCAATCACCCCTTATGGGATTGTAACTGGTGAGTCTTATATTGACTGGACAGCAGATGCAGCCGTTCAGAATGCCGCTTTGATGATAGCTGTTGAGATCTGGCAAGCAAGAACCAGCACTTTGACTGGTTCTAACTCCGTAGATTTCCAGCCCTCACCTTATCGAATGTCAGCACAGCTGCTCGCTAAGGTAAGAGGATTGATCGCGCACGCGCTAGACCCTCGCTCAATGGTGGGCTAATGCCATCATCAGTAACAACACTCCGAACTACGCTAGCAACCGCGTTAGTTGATAACTCACTTTGGCAGACTTTTGCATTCCCACCTTCAGTGGTTCTTGCCAATTCAGTTATCGTAAGCCCGGACGATCCTTACCTGGCACCCAGCAATAACTCGCGCAACACAGTCAGCGCACTTGCTAATTTTAAGATTATTATTACTGTGCCTTTATTCGATAACGAAGGCAATCTAAACGGCATTGAAACTAATGTGGTTCGAGTGTTTAATTTACTCGCTGCTAGTTCTTTGACTTATAATGTAGGCAGTGTATCTGCCCCAAGCGTTCTCAATGCTGCATCAGGTGATCTGCTCAGCTGCGAGATGTCCGTATCAATCCTAACAAGTTGGAGTTAATATGTCAGACCTA